CAGATCGACTTTTCCAGCCAAATCAGTCATTTAGTTGCTCCTGTTGGTCTAGCAGGCCCGAGAGTTCCTGTGCAATAAAGTTAAGTGCCGATAGTTCGCCCATCAAGTTTTGATACTGCTCCATCGACTTGACATGGTTGTTTTCCAACAACTCTAAAATTTGAACACGGCGGTCTTTTATTGCCCTTTGAATAAATTGAGCTAAATATAAAGAATCCACATGCGCTCCATCCTAGAATATCGTATCTATATATCACGACACTCTAAGAGAGGCAACTAATATGTCCACATGACCGGGCTAGTAGTCCGTATATCTACATGAACAAACGTTTTTGCTACGCCTATGCCGCCAAATCCTAACTTTAATGCTTCTTCTACAATTTTCCGGCGTTCTATGCCGTTATCCGCGTGAATGTCTGCGGCAATCCCCTGTGCATGAGTGCCGGGTTTGACTTTGGCTTTTTCTATGGTGTGGTTGGGTGATCTATACCCCGAGGTGATGTGAAATGGAAAGTCACACGCTTCCCGAAGCTCATCTAATCTACGAATAAGTTCGGGGGATATTTTATTTTCTCCGGTTTCTGAACAAACAAATTCTTCTTCTTTAAAATATTTGTAAGTCATTCTTTTCTACCAAGAAACAACCCAAAAGCGCCCGTAAGCGCACCTGTCATTACGGAAACCAATGCCGCCTGCTCCGGGTTAGGGTCCGGCAGGCTCATAAACCACTCGACTGTTCGATATGTCATAAAAATCATGGCAAACATCAACAGTCTTGGAACGATTCTCCAAGCGTTTAACTGCTCTGGAGTCATTTCTTTTTCATCTTCATGAGCTTGTCAGCACCACGGATTCCAAATGACGCAGATACTGCAAGAAACAATAAATACTGATACCAATCTGGCAAAGTATCCAAAGCAGCAAAACTGTCGTGAACCCGGTCAACAATAGTAGGATCATCAACGATGATGCTCCAACCAAGAGAAAATAACGGCACCGCAAGCACAATTGTCCAAAATTCATCTTTCCAACTAGCGGCAGACGCATCTGCCATTTTGGATTCCCAATCAGCATCATTTTGAATTACCTGTAGCTTTGCTTGGTGCTTCGCCTGTGCCTGCTCATGCTTGTTGTTTAAATACCCCCCAACCAAACTGGTAATCGGGGATATTAATGCTTGCCATGCCATCAAAAAATACCCTGAAATCGTTGTTTTCGGAGTGCAATCGGGCTGTAGCCCTTAACCATGCCCCCTGTTGCCATTTTTTTAGGCTTCTTTTTGCTTTTCCCAGCCACATTTAACGCAATAGCAACCGCCTGATCTTGAGGCTTGCCCTCTTTCTTCAGGCGGCGAATATTGCCGCTAATTTGCTTTGGGTTGTTTCCACGCATTAAAGGCATAGTTAGCACCTTAACTTTGCAGTATACCTTGCGGTTGCATTACGTTTATGTACCCGGATTTGGAGGCCGTTATATATAAGTGGGGGTGCAATTTTTGTAATTCTGAAGCCAAATCACTGACTAACTCTATTTGTTCCGGTGAAGCAAACCTCAGCCCCATAGCATTTCCGGCATTGTTTAAGCGATTTATTTGCTTTGGTAAAAACTGCCCCATTTGACCGCCTGTTGCAACGCCCCCCGCTAACAGTCGTTGCTGTTCTTGCAACGAAGATAAACCTTGCGGAGGCCCAAAGGCCATTTGTTGGATATCTGCTTCGGATTTTCCGCTAAATCTAGGGTCATTCGCTAAAACCTGCATCGACTGACCTCCCGGACCTTGTAACGTCCTTGTTACACCAGCGCCCGTGAGGCTTGCGTTAGAAAAAAGCGGGTTTGGCGCAGGAGAAGAAAAAGACGGGGCATTTACCGAGCCCTGTCTAATACTGTTTCCAAACGGCATTCCTAGCCCACTAGGTTGCCTAAAATTCGACATGCCTGATGGGGAACTGGAAAAAAGACTTTGCCCTGAAAAATTATTTCCACCCATGCTGCCAACGCCACTAGAGTTATACACGTCCTTAAACTGAGCAAGACGCGCAATGCCCGTGTCAAATTGTTCGGGAGACATTTGAGCAAACATGTTTACCAAGGAGGCAATCCCTTCTAAAGACGTACCACGGTTACCCCCAAAACCTTGGTTAAAACTAGGGTAAGACCCATAAAACGGTTGATTGGAAATGCCGGAATAACCTCCGCCATAACCCCCGCCAAACCCCCCGTTGAAACCAAACATAGTTAGGCGTTTATAAACCGTGAGCCGCGAAGAGCCGCACCCATACCACGTTTTGTACCCGTGGTAACCTTGGCAAACTCAATATCAGGGGTTGCTACATCCTCTGTTTTTGCATAAGGAATAGAACCTTGACCCTTGATCACAGCCTTATTGACAGGGCTGGGCGGGTTTACGGGAGAAGTTCCATTACATTTTACTTTCATGTCATTGATTCCTATTCATTTGTTGCTTCAATAACTCTCGTTCAAGCGCCGCATCGATTCGTGCCTGAGTCTGGCGCTCTTGGCTAGCGAGCCTCTGCTGGAATTCTGTGGCCTTGTTTTGCATACGTTGCTGATCAAGCTGCAATTCTGCTTGATCCATTGCAGCATCCGCCTGTTGCTTCTGAGCATCCAACTGCAACTCTTGTTGCTTCAATTGTATCAAAGGATCTGGTCCCTGCTGTCCTTCTCCTGCGATCTGTGCAGTCAGTTGCTTTAAATTGCCAAACTCTTGAGCATTCATCTGCGCGGTCATAGACTCTAACTGAAGCTCCATGTCCGGGGTCAGTTGCTGGCCCCCCGTTTGTTGCAACAATTGCGCCGTAGCCAACTCCTGACACTTTATCTTTACATGCTCAATAATGTGTTTTTGTAACGAAATTGCCGACTGAGGCATGGCCTGCAACATGGGTGACGTTCCAAACGTCAGATGCGCCATGATGTGCGCGTCATGATCTTGACCCTCAAAAGCCTTCAACTGCACGTTATCTAGACAATCCATATTCTCTTGTGCGGGGTCTTTTGGAATCGGATCATCAGAAGATGGGGCAATCAATACCTTGTCTATGTCGTTGATTCCTAGCGCCTCATACATGCGCCGAAACGCTTCGTGCATGTCGTGCATTTGCGGTGCTTGCATAGCCATCTCAAGCTGTGACTGCGCCATCGCAATGCGCTGGGCCTGAGAAAACGTATTCGGGTTGGACACAGGAACCACATCCACGCGGTCATCAAAATCCTCCCGCATAATCGTGCGATCCCCACCAGAAACAGCATACGGGTACTCCTGCGGCAAATACTCCGACATTACCCGAGCCAAAAGCTTAAACTCTTGCTTCATGCTGTAATGCAGGCGCTTATGCACCGCGCTCATGACCCGTGAGCCCTGTTCCAACAACGCTACCGTAGTGCCCACAGGAGCCTGTTGATTGCCGTCCCCAACCTTCATATCTGTGATAGTGGCAAACCTACGGCCCGCATCCACCACAAAGCTGAGAAGCTGCATCAACGTGCCGTCAGGACCCTTAAAAGGCAACGGCATCAAAGAATCTCGAATCGCCCCACCCGGCGCGTCTACGTCCCTAAATTCACCCGGCTGTAAAGGCTCGTCATCATCTCGGACCCTAAGTCCTCTAGCTTTAAAACCAGCAGGCAAATTAGAGAGAGTACCAGCATCAATAAGCTGGCGAAGAGCCGCCGTAGCTGTTCTGGACAGGCCGCCAATAGTGTGGATAAGCCCGAGGCCATAAAATCCGAATCCCGGCAAAAACTTGTAATGGACGAAATACTGAATCTTTCGCCTTCTTTCGTCGTCCTCTTTATAATTTCGTCTAATGGCAAGTATCTGTCCATTATCCTCACTAACCGTAACAACGTAAGGAACTTTAATTCCTGTTGGTTCACCATCTTCCCCCAAATCTTCAAAACCCGGCAGATCCAAATTAACGTGGCACTCCAACAACGTACATTCATAATCTAAATTGCTGGGCTCAACACCACTCAACTTGTCCATCTCATCCAATACTTCATTGGAACCAGACTGAGACGGCAATACCGGAATGTCACGATAAAAACCCATGACCTGACGAATACGTAGGTCATTCATAGACATCTTCACAACCTGTGTGATGTTCTCACATGAATCAAGGTCCGTGGCCCCATAAGGAACCACAATGTCCTCCGCCGGAACAAACTTGCTTACCGCACGATCAATCGCCTCATCAAAGTACACCTTCTTAAAAGTAGACCCCGCCAAAGGCAAATAAAACAACATCTGATCAAATTCAGGCGTGTACTCCTCCATCACGTTAGTAATGTAGTAGTTCATAAACTCCTTTACACGATACGCCTGCGCCTCATTCTCCTTCGTCTTCTCACCCACCACCGTAGTGCGAACAGGACCCGAAGGCGGCAAAAGCTCATTAAACGCCTGCGCCTGAAACTGCGTGGCCGCCTCCGCTAACAACGGATGCGTTACACCCGTCGCTCCACGAAACGGCATCGTGCGCTCTTCATAGTTATACCCCAAAAGCTCCAAACCCTTGGAATACGCATCTTCCCACTCAGAACGCGAAGACTTGTTGGCCTCAAAATCACCTAGTAAACCTGAAGCCAACTCACCAAGCTCTCTATCGCCCAACTCCTCTGCCAAGTTAGCATTGAAATCGCCACCGCCAGCACCAACCACGGCCAACGGATCAAGGTCAATAATGACTCCCCCATCTTCTTGCTCCTCAATTTCAATGCCTTCAGGCAATACGTCATTGACAGAACCCACAAAAGTGCCGGGAGCCGCGATCTCTATATCAAGCTCCATCTCGGCTTCATCAATTTCCGGCCTTGCCGTGCTGTCCATCAAGGACGAAAGAAGTGCTTTATCGTCACCGTTTGCCATAAATAACCCTTAGAGTTTCAGCACTATTCTATCACGGCGTACATTTAACCGTAGATGTGCCGTCCGCATTGTTGGTGATCGTGCAGCTAAGTTGAGGAACACTGTCCATAATGTTCTGAACAGCCGTGTTGTAATCTGCCCAGACCGTGCCCATAAGATCATTATTACCTTGATCCAAAGTCAACATGGTCCCATAACCTTCAATCGCAACATTCGACACACCCGTAATCCCAGCCGTGCCAAGGTCCACCGTAGAATCCAAGCCCGCAGTGCCCAACGTCGTAGAAGCATCCAAGCCTGCCGTGCCAAGGTCCACGGCACCTGTAATTCCTGCCGTGCCTAACGTTACCGCAGTATTTAAACCAGCCGTTCCTAACGTTGTAGAAGCATCCAAGCCAGCATTACCTAAATCAACAAGACCCGTAATCGCCGCTCCAGAAATGGCTACATTAGAATCAAAACCCGCCGAGCCCAAATTACCTAGCTCCGTCATACCCGTAGTGCCCAACGTCACCAAACCATCAACAAAAGCAGAATAATCCACGTTGCCCGCCGAATTCATACCGGCCACCGCAACGTCCCCCGTAATCTGATTTGCGTCAACAAAAGCACCATACAAAGCTTGATTAGATTCCGCTGTCGCCGCTACCCGCGCAAGACTGACATCCGCATTATATTTGGCCATCGTCTTGGCCGAATCTGACTGCATCCACATCATGCCTAAACTGGTCACAGGAGTAGCCAAAATTGACGCCCATTGAAGCGCCTGAGACTGTTGCGGAACAGGTGTCACCGAAGGGGTCTGAGTCAACGCCAAAGCCATCACCGCCGCACTAGCCGCTTGCCCGTCTCCCGCAGCAGCAATCTTGGACAACGCGTCAAATTTAGCCTGAGAAGCCGCCGCGTTAGCTTGAGCCGCCGCCTGCACCGCCTCGTAATATTGAGAAGTGCTTGAAGAACAACCAGTTACCGCTATCGCACACAACAATCCAAGAACAAATTTCATGCGTTATCTCCTAATATAGGGGGTGTACGCGCCAACACCGCGCTTGATATCAGATACATTAAACATGTTTCTCGCCACAGGGACAAGGCTCCCCACGCCGCCGCC